CGTTTGAAGAAACGTTTTGCTGCTGTAGAAATGATGAAGAAGAAACAAGATAATAACGAGGTCGTAGACCAGCCGAAGCCAAAGAAAACTCGAATTAAGTTAAAAGTAGAAGACGGTGAAGCTATCGATTAGTTGTGTACATTAAATGTTTATTATGATATAATATAATTTTAAATCAAGGAAAATGAAATGAACGTGGCACAACATATCAATCACAGTTATCAAACAGGCAACAAGCAAGAACTAATAAGAGTCAAAGGTGAACTAGAAAAGAACTTAAAAGAAGTAGACATATTCTTTGACGAGTACTTAGAACTATTCTCTGAGCAGATGAACTCTGCTAATAAATCAGATCCAGTTTGGAAAGCATATAACGACCAGTACAAAGCTTATGAGAATATTAAGCATAGCCTTAAGTTAACTAATCATTATATAAGTATGCTATGATGGAAGGTAAGATGTTTAAGAACACCAATGAATTTTCATTATTCATTGAATCCATCGTAGCCGAAAAGCGGATATCCCATATGGACGCAATATTATTGTACTGTGAACAAAACTTTATAGATCCTGAGGACATCTCAGGTATGATCAATAAAAACCTCAAGCAAAAGATAGAAAACAACTTGATAGAACTTAACTACTTGCCAAAGAAGGGTAAGCTAGACATATGAATGGATTTAAGGCATATCGTTATTACCTTGCCTTAAAGCTCCATTTTACAACAGATAAGTTTAATGTATTTGAGAACAAAGGCCATGTTAAAGGATCGTACGAGTCGTTTAATGCTCGTAATGATAGACACCTGTTTGAAAAGCTTGGTTGTAAGTTTAATGCCGACAAAGAACTCATACAGTTCATAGTAGCACAGTTCGTCTACAATAACCCTAACTTCATATACGAGTTAGAGCAAGCAGACGATCATTATAGGGAATGGATCAAGGTTAAGGAAAGCCTGTCAAAGGTATTTGAGGATGACCTCAATGAACTGACACTAGAAGCAGAAAAGAACGGATACAAATTATCTGAGCTTTTTAATTGTACATTAAATGACTTTCCTGTTATAATTAAACTATATCTTGGAAAACGAATACACCCTCAGACACTATCGATATTATCTACCATGGGTACACCTGTGGCAGAACTATGTAATAATGATCATATCGACTTATTACTAGGCAACGAGCTGAGGATCATATACAAGATGGCTGGATTTATCAAGATCCAGAACAAAGAAAAGATCAATAAGATCTTTAAAGAATTTATCGAAAATAACAACATGGGCATGATAAATAAAGATGAGTAGAAGTTATACTCTATACTACGCAATATTAACATACAAAGGAAAATACGATGGACATTAATACACTCCGCGCTTCGCGCAATCAAGACTTCAGCAAGATCTCATCTGCATTCGAATCAGATAACAATAAGAACTATGAAGACAATCGCTTTTGGAAACTAGAGCGTGACAAAGCAGGTAATGCAACTGCAGTGATTCGTTTCTTACCAAGAGTCGAAGGTGATGAACTACCATGGGTTAAAGTATTCTCTCATGGCTTCAAAGGTCCAACAGGTAAATGGTACATTGAAAACTCATTGACCACTGTTGGAAAACCAGATCCAGTTGGTGAACTCAACACCACACTTTGGAACTCAGGTTCTGATGCAAATAAAGAGATCGCACGTGATCAAAAGCGTCGCTTAACATTCATCTCAAACATTGTGGTCGTATCAGATCCAGTACATCCAGAAAATAATGGCAAAGTAGTGCTGTTCAAGTATGGTAAGAAGATCTTTGACATGATCATGAACAAAGCACAACCTACATTTGAGGATGAAAAACCAGTGAATGTGTTTGACTTATGGGAAGGTGCAAACTTCAAGATCCGTATGCGTACGGTCGAAGGTTATCCTAACTATGACCAATCAGTGTTCGCGGAGCAAACACCAGTGGCTCCAACTGATGAAGCGATCTTAGCTATCGTAAATCAACAAGTTAAGCTAGCTGAGTTCATTGATCCTAACAACACTAAACAGTTTAAGTCTTATGACGAACTTAAAGCTAAGTTAGATTCAGTGTTAAGTGGTGGAGTTGCTGTACCTACGGCAGAGTCAATGAGTAATGATCCATTACCATCTGCACCACCACCATCATTCACTGCCAAAGCTGAACCAACATTTACTGCGGCACCAGCTCCAGTATCTAAAGCGCCAGAGATCAATGATGAGGATGAAGACATGATGGGTTTCTTTGCAAGTATCGCTAACGAAAACTAAGAGTAGATGTAGAAAAGGGACCGAAAGGTCCCTTTTTTATGTAGCATACCTAGAGTTATAGTAAGACCTAACAGAATGGTCTTGATCTCTTATAGGTACTTTAATAGAATTATTTGTTGATGACTTACTAATATTAGTTGGAGCATTAACGATAGTATTTGATGGAGCTGCATTAGATGGTAACTTAGATGTTGCGTTATCTGCTGATCGTGCTGAAACTTCCGCCGCTTTTTGACGATCAGCATAAATCTGCATCTTAGCTTTATCTATTGCAATGTCTTTTGAAATTTGAGATTTACTTGCTGGTTTATAATACTTCGATTTCATAGCTTGTGTATCAGTTACTGCGCCTTCATCTTCAGCGTTATCTGCAGATCGTGCTGAAACTTGATCAGCTTTATTTGATGCTGCAGTTATGGCTTTAGCTTGATCGCGTAAGTCTTCAATGTTTTGCAACCTCATGTATTCATCAGCACTGATCTCTTTATCATCTACGAGGTATCTTATATTGTTAGGATCACTAGTATCCATGCGTAAGCTGTGTGTTTCTTTATTTGATGTAGCCTTTGGAGCACCTTTGTAATAGTTATCATAGATGCCTTTACCTAAACCTATAGCACCACCGATACCCGCACCGATAGCAGTACCAACACCAGGAATAACAGAACCGATCATAGCTCCATAACCAGCATACTTAACTGCTGTACCACCAGTTCCTACAGCTTTACCAGTCTTTTCGTATCCTGCTTCTTTAAGCTTATCACCACCCCATTGCATACCTTCACCAACTGCAGCTCCAACTGCACCTATGCCGACACCTTTCATGAGCTTACCAGCACCACCTACTTTTGATAGGTATCCAGCTCCCTTTTTAGCAGCTCCAATAGCACCTTTTCTGCCGATAAGATCGGTTGCAACACTAGCTAGTCCTCCTAAAGATCCGCCTTGACCTGCCGACGCAGCAACGTTGTTTAAAGCAACTAACATGTCAGAGTCGGCTTTAGCCTTACGTTCATTCTCTATCTTAGTGATGGTTATCAGTTCATTGAGTGGTTCTGTAGAAGCTGTTAATGCTTTTAGTGTATCACTCTCTTCTTGCGATACATTTAGTTCATCTTGTGAGACATCTTCTTTAGCAGATTTAATTGCTCCCTTTTTCTCACCTTGTTTTGTAGGATCAATATCAATTAGCGCTTGTGCGGCTTTATCTCGGGCTTCTATATTCTTTCGACCACCAGTAGTCCTAGCATACTCTTCTTCTGACATTAATCCTTGAGCTGTGTCTATCTTGTATTGTTCTGTTTGAAGGTTAGCTTTAGCTTCTTGTACCTTTTTACCTCTTTCAGCGTAATAGTCTTCTACAGCAGCATCTGTCTTAAACTGCTTTAGGTTTTTCATAGTAGAGTTTGCTTTAGTCATCTCATGAGCAGTTCTCAAACGCTCTTCTCGTACGTCTAGCTTTTTATCTAACCAGCTTCCACCTCCAGCTTTAACCAACCCAGTAGTATGTAATAAACCTCTGATTGATCCAAACTTCCAAGCCATGCCGCTTGGATCAAACTTATTACCAGCTCTACCTGTAAGTCTTTCTTTAAACTGTTGTCCTATCCCGCGATAGTCCTTCTCTTGCTCTTTTGCTAACTTTTCAGCTTTTTCTCCAGTAATACCTTTTCCTTTAGAAGTATCACTGATAGTTTTTGTTAACTTTTCTATGTTTTTATTTAATCTTTTATTTTCATCTATCAAGTATTCTGTATTTTTATTAGAATCTTCTTTAAGTTTAGTTTCTTTAGAGTCTTTGATAATCGGTTCTGCAGCAAGCGTTTTCGTCTTGACACCTTCAGCTGATAGGTTATGCGAACGTAACTGTTGGATAACCTGTTTAAGAGCTCCTTCGCCCATCCTTTCAGGTTGATACTCTTTCTGAAACTCTGCTTCAGATTTAAAAATTAATCCGCTTTTTGCCATTACCTACTCTCTAGTCTTTGTTTTTCTTCTTCTAAATACTTAATCAACATAGCAACATAGATCTCGCGTTCAAATGGGAACATCTCTTCAATCTCAGTCAACGAATACTTGTGGTATTGCATGAGAGCGAAGTTCATCTTATAATAGTTGGACAAGCTCTCGTGACTGAGATTAACTAAAAAAAACTTGCCAGGCCCTCCATAGACTTAACATGATGCTTGCTACATACTGGGCAATCATATTCTACTGTCTGCTTTAACTTAGGTACAGTTAAGAAAAAGTTTTCAATCTTCTTAAACTGTTCTTGAGTTAAGTTTTCAAGGAAGTCTAATACTTCTTGTCTTGTTTGATCTTTAGTATTAAACACCTCATCAGTGTTGTATATTGATTCTATACAATCAACTACTACATCAAATATACTGTCTATATCTCCGTCTCGTATCTTCTCTAACTTATCTAAAGTATCTAGCGACGGGTTTTTCATCATGATCCCAACATCATCAAATAAAGGGATGTTAGTGTCATGTCCTTCTGGAAACTCTACCTTAAACTTTGTTATATCTAACTTAACGTTAGCCTTTGCCTTTTCGTCATCGCATGTATCACAAAGGAATATTAACTCTACTATCTCGCCTACAGACTTTGCTCTGATCTGTGTAAATAAGTATTCATAGTCAAACGTAGCTAAGTTATCTATGTCTACGTCTCCGACTATGCAAGACTGTAAGACGTTCTTTAATGTGTTGATCATTACCTTAGGGTCTTCAGACTGCTGTGCTAAGAGTAATGCTTTCTCTTCTTTGACCAAAAACGGTCTAAACTGTATCTCTCTCTTTGTAGATGGCACCGTTACATTATATAACGGTGCCTTCATCATAGGTAGTGCCATACTATTCTCCTTTATTCATATCTTTGATCATCTTGCTCAATTCGGAGGTTGACCCCACAAAAATCGCATTATTATTTGTTACTTGTTTATTTGGCTGCCCTTCTTGTTGCTTAGGCGAATCCAACTTCTGCTTACGTTCACTCAATGCTAACAGCTGCTCGTTAGTGTCAGCTAGTTGTTTCATTAAGTTACCTACTACTTCAAAAGCTCTTGGGTGTTCTGATTGTTTTGCAATCTCTAACGCATGATACAATGCATCTTGGCCTTGATTCAACAACTTATGTAGGTTATTACGAGCTGAATCATAGTCGTAATCTACGTTCTCTTCAACCTTAGTAGAAGCTGGCACTATCTCAGCGCCAGTACTAATCGTTTCCCCAGGTTTGAGAGGCTCTACGTTAAAAACCTTTGACAAATTATCATCAGACTTCATGATATACCTTTATGTTAAGTTATCTTTCTTCTTGGTGTAGCACGTTCAGCACTAACTTCAGGCTCACTATAATCCTCTACACTCGGTGGTGCTGGTGGAGCAGGAGGTGGTGGAGCTGATGGAGCTGGTCTTTGTGGGATTGGCATCTGCATCTGTTGTGGTGCATCATTCTTTTTAGATGCTGAGTATGCATTAGCACCAAAGAATGCTGCCACCAAAGCTGAGATGGCTACAAAGTATGTAGGAGCGATATTACCAATGATAGTTGCTGCATCGTCTACGTCTAACCATGAAGCGATAACGATGGTCACTGGATATAATAACATACCCCATAGTGCAAACCATGTCATCTTACGCATAGCATCACGTTGAGCATCTTGGTCTTCAAGCTCTCTACGCTTAAACTCAAGATACATAGCTAGTTCTTGGCTACTCACATAGCCGTCACCGTTTGTATCCGCCTCTTGTAAATGTTGGTAAGCATTATCGCTTACACCTTGTTTTTTGTATTCCATTTTAAGTCCTTAAGTTAATATTGTTCCGCGACCTGTAGACGCTGTTTCTGAAGAGTATAATGAATTTCTAGAGTTCTCAAAAGAATTATATCCTGTTTGATACTGATCAAAGTTGGTAAAGTATGTGTCTGGCACCTCTACAGTATCACTCAAGAATGATTCTGTAGTGTTTGTTGCTGGTGAAGATCTCCAATACTTGTACTCCATAGCTACTGATAGCTTCATCACGTCTTTGTTTGCATAGTCCATTTGGATAGCGTTTATAGCTTTTGGATAGGCATGATATAATGTTACTTGATAACGACTCTTGTCTTTTATATCAAATATATCAATGTTTATGTCTGTCACATAAGTCCAATAGTAATTAAAGTTACGAGTTACTGGGTCTTGAATAGCATTCATCCACTTATCAAACAGTTCTTTAACTGTCATCGAGTTATCTACATAGAACCCCATGTTTATGGTCTCGTATTGTTTTTGGTGTGGCATCTGACGCTCTTCGCCAAAAGTCTTTGCTGCCGTGGTCTCTAATGTTAACCCAGGCAAGCTTATGGCATCACAGTATAATAGTATCTTACGTAAATCTGCACTATATAGTCCTGCAGATAGAGAGCTTGGTAAAGCAAAAGATACCGCGAACCTAGATGTTCGCATCAACCCTTCGCCAGCTACTTGTGATATGAATTCGTTTAAAGTTGCCATTAGTATCCCATTGAGTCTTTCCAGACCCTGTTCTTATTTGCACCAACAAACTGCTCTACAGGTAACATGATCGCCGTAGCCCAGTCGTTTGCATCTATCTTCCTAAAAGTTGTCTTAACATGATCAATCAAATAATGCTTAACACATGGTTCTGCTGATTTAAATTTACTGACTCCGTTTATTAGGCTCCATGAATATCGTATACGAGTGTTTTCGTTCATGTTCCTGTCAGACACAAAGTCCATCAGCCTTTGTAATAGTATCATCCTAGGCTGATAAGGTAAGTAGTGTAAGTTTAAGCCAAGAAACCCACCAGCAACCTTCTTAAAAGGTAACACTAACGGGAACTTATCATAGTATGGCAGTTCATCTTTACCCTTAGGATCATATATAAACATATACATCGATCCTGGAACTATAGTGTTCTTAACCCTTGCAGAATCAGAATTCAGTACTTTAGCAGCTGTAAGGTTCTGTCTTCCAAGGAGCAAAGCTTGTTGTTGAAACCATGCCTTAGACTTGATAGCAGCTTCTTTTAAGTTATACTGATTGTTAGCAAATACGTCTTTAATCTGTTGAGCCATTTGATTATTTATATGCTAATTTAAGCCTAATTCATTCTCGGTTATGATCACGAACTCATACCCTCGATCCTTACACCATTCTGTAGCTGCCTTCCATTTTGCTTGGTTCTTGATAAAGGTGACTGACTCCATCAAGTAGTGTCTTGTCTTCTTGCCTGGAAACACTGGTGGCTGGGTCTGTTTGGCAGGTTTAACCTCTACGAGGTATGTCTTTGTTTGGTTTTCTTTGGTCTTAACTCGTATCTTAAAGTCTATGAAGTACCTGTGAAGCCTATTGTCGGTGGGGCATTTATAAGGGATGACCGTCTCTTCTGAACACCATTTTATGATGGATGGGTTTTTATCACACCATGCAGCAAACCTGGTTTCCCAACTAGACCTCATGATGATGTTAGTAGGATCCCCTTCATACTTCTCTGGGAACATTGGTTTATATCTTCTTTTATGAAACATATCCTTATTTATCATATAAATAATCAATAAACGTTTAGGAATATAATATGCCAGATTTAAAATTATTTGGGAAAAACTTCGGTGACCCATTTAAATCTAAAAGTACTCAAACTAAAGAAGATAACATTCCGTCAGGAAATAAAAACTTTTTTGGTAGTGAGTTGTTTTCTGCAAGAGGTGGTCAAGCAACATTTGATAGCAACAAATACAGGATCAACGAACACACTTATCCTTCAGACTTGATGGGTAATTTAGCTGAATATGGAAGTAACTACGTAGTGTTTTATATCAACGCTGCAGTAGATTCAAAGCTAATCAAAGATCAGATAGAAGCTACTGTAGAAGACAATACTCCCAGAGATAACGGTGAACTATTAGCTTTATCAAGAAAGTTTGGCACTGGAGTTGGAGGAGCTATAGCTGCCCCAGCAGGAATAGCCATTGGCGGATTAGCATTAGGCGGCAGCTTAACAACATCTTCAGTGGTGAATGGAGTAGCAGCACGAGGCTTATCAAAAGAGGCGTTAACCACTGCTGCAGCCATAGGATTAGGTGCTGGTGCAGTAGCAACAGCTGCTAGCACTTTCTCAGGTCAAAAGAAAAGATTAAAGACAGCCATCGCTTTACACTCTCCTAATAACATGAGTACTACATACAGCATGAACTACGACGAAGAAGACCTCGACATCTATGCTATGGGTGTAGCTGCAGCTGGAGGTACAGCTGCGGGCATTGAAGCCCTAGCCCAAAAAGGAGCTAGCAATGTATCTGGAGAAGGCGCGTTAAGTTCTATAGCCGCGGCAGGTTTAGGCTTAGGTTTATCAAAACTACCAGGAACCGCAGGCATAAGCAAGCTTACTGGCCTAGCACCTAACCCAAGAAAAGAACAACTATTCAAGCACGTATATTTTAGGACTTTTAACTTTGACTACCAGTTTTATCCAAGAGATCATATAGAAGCAGAAAAGGTATTAAACATCATCTATGAGTTCAAGCTACACATGCATCCAGAGTTTAAAGACGCAAATAACTTCTTATACATATACCCATCAGAGTTTGATATATTCTATTATAATGGTACACAAGAAAATAAAAACGTAAATAGACACACATCATGCGTACTTACTGACATGACAGTAAACTACTCTCCAAACGGTCAGTTCACCACGTTCGAGAACGGTATGCCTACACAGATCAACATCACGTTGACATTTAAAGAACTTGCAACTCTTACAAAAGAGAAGATACAAGACGGGCTATAATATATGTACTTTAAAAACTTCCCTACATTTTTATATGACTATGATATCAATGGTACGACCCAGTACAAGCTAGTCAAGGACATCACACAGAACGTTAGGTTGCGTAAAGAACTACTATCTAACATAACGTTGTATGATGAATATGACTTCAGAGACGGAGATACACCTGAAATCATAGCAGAGAAGGTATATGGGTCTCCACTATACCATTGGGTCGTCATGCTGGTTAACGAAAAGTATGACTACATCAATGACTTCCCTCTCCCGGTATATGAACTAGAGAAGCATATCACTGCAAAGTATGGCGCAGGTAATGAGTACGATACGCATCATTATGTAGATAGCAACGGGTTCATAGTACACTCATCATACCCTGGAGCAACATCTGTATCTAACTATACGTATGAGTCAGACGTGAACGAGAGTAAACGCAGGATCAAGCTAATATCACCTTCACTACTAAACACCATCCTTAAAAACTTTAAAGACCTTATATAATGCCAGCAGATTCTGAAGTAATACGGTTCGCGGGAGACGTCTCGATCGACAAGATTGAGATCATCTCGTCTAATGGGTTTGGTCAAGACGTAACCAATCAAGTCATAGCCATAGAGATGTACGAGGACATATTCTCTCCGTTCATATCTGGAGTACTGGCATTAAAAGACTCGTTAGACTTAGCAAACCTGTTCCCGTTTGTAGGTGAAGAGTTCGTCAACATCAAGATGCATACTCCTTCCTTCGAAGGTAAGGATAACATAATCAGCGACCAGTTCTATATCTTCAAGATGTCAAATCGTATCAAGAAGGGTGACAGGAACCTTATCTATGAACTACACTTCATATCACGTGAAGCCATAGTTGACTTAAACAAGAAGGTCAGTAAGTGTTATCAAGGTAAGTGTTCTGACATAGCTCAATCGATAATCACAGATAAGATCAATGGCTTGGAGACTGTTAAGACTCCTATCATAGAAGAGACGCCTAACGGGGTCAAGTACATATCAAACTTTTGGTCTCCTGTAAAAGCATTGAACTATACGGCAGAGATCGCTGTTAACAGGAACGGCAACGCTTCTTATCTGTTCTTTGAAAATAAGTACGGGTTAAACTTCGTATCGCTCGAGACGTTGTATCAAGCAGAGCCCACACAATACTTCACTTATGATGCTTTCATGAGGGAGTTTACTCCAGACGGCAGGTCATTCAGGAACATAGAAAAAGAATACCAACGTATCATAGACATCAACATGCCAACCATATTTGACTACATAGACAGGGCAAAGAGCGGCATGTATGCTTCTAAGATGATCAACTATGACCTAACTACCAAGAAGTATGTGGTCAAAAACTTTGATATGCTCACCGAGTTTAGTAATCAAAAACACCTAAACGAGTTTGCTGGTGCCTCTAATAATGTCATTCGTAGGTCAAACTCAATGGTGTTTGCTATGCCAAAATACTATGGAAACTTTAATAACTTTGGTGACGTGACTAATGCTAGGTCGATCCAAAGAAGGATGTCATTGATACAACAAGCAGAGATATCAAAGGTGGAGATAGTCGTCCCAGGTAGGACAGACTACACAGTAGGCAAGAAGGTTTACTTGAACTTGAATAAGTTTAATCCTACCGATAAGGAAGACATGGATACGGCTGATAACATGTTTTCGGGTAACTATATAATAGCAGCTATAAATCATTTTGTAAATAGAGAGAAGCATGAGTGTCATATGGAGTTGATCAAAGACACGTTCATAGTTGATCTAAATAAAGGTGGAAGATGAAGTTATACACTGGATGCGTAGAGAACAGGAACGACCCGCTCAAGCTTGGTAGATGTCAAGTTAGAGTCGTTGGTCTACATAACCATGATAAGAACCAGCTAAAGACTGAAGACTTACCATGGGCATATCCTATGCAGCCGATAACTTCTGCTGGTATATCAGGCATAGGTCACTCTCCATTAGGTCCAGTTGAAGGAACCTGGGTCCTCATCATGTTTAGAGATGATGACGAACAACAACCAATCATATTAGGTTCTATCGGCGGTATCCCACAAGCACAAGGTGCAATAGATCAAGATAATGATCAGATGATATTAAAAGAAGATGGTATGATCGCGCCGGCCGATCAACAATCAATCACAGATTCAAATGGAAACATAATAAGTAATGATTCTCCTGAAGATAAAATAGAAGAATTAACTGGGTTAAATCCAGCATCATCATATACATTATCTCAAGCTGGTATCGATGAGATCAAGAGAAACGATCCAGCATTATCAGATACAGAGATACAAGACTATGTAGCAACAAATATAGCACCAGCAATCCAATCCACGGTCAAAGCTCCTATCAGTCAATCAATGTTTGATGGATTATGTGCTCTTGCATATAATACTACACCAGAAACTGTAACTAATTCATCAATGATGGTTGATCTTAATTCTGCAAAATACTTAGATGCAGCCACTGCATTCAATGGTCTAAATCCAGATACTACACAGAAAGACTTATTCTTAAAAGATGGTATACCAAATGTTGCTGGTGAACTATCACCAGTAGCTTCCGCTACTCCACCAGTCGACTCATCAACTACTAGTTCGGGATTAACTAACGACGGTATAGCTATGGTCCTCGGATTTAAAGATCCAAAAGGTAAGTACCCGCTATACTTAAACGAACCAGATACCAATAAGCTTGCAAGACATGAAGACATCAAGAAGACCATAGTTCGTAAGAAGGAACTAGCGAGGGAGAAAGGTGTCATCTCTGCATTTAACGTGACATGGGACCAATCTCCCGTACCATACAACTCATTGTACCCGTATAATCATGTGTTCATGTCCGAGTCTGGCCATGTCATGGAGTTTGACGATACACCAAACTCAGAGCGCGTACACATCTATCATAAGTCTGGTACATACACAGAGATCGACTCTAACGGTACAGAAGTCAAGCGTATAGTAGGTGACAAGTACGAGGTGCTTGAACGAAACGGTCACCTATATGTTAAAGGCACTGCTGACGTCACCATAGATGGTAACCATAATGTCAAGATCAACAATGCATTAAATGTTGAGGTCATTGGTGACGTTAAGATGCACGTTACTGGTAAAATGGACGTTGATGTTGCAGGAGTCTATAACTTAAAAGCAAAAGGCATTAATATCGAGACTAGCACTGATCCTATTAACATATTATCAGGCAATAGTGTAAACGTACAATCTGCTGCAGCGCAAAACTTTAAAGCCGCAGCAACATTTAACGTTGATGCCGTACGAGTAGACATGAACAGTGGTACAGCTGGTGATGCAACTGGTACAGGGTTAGATACACTAGAGATAGCAACTCCTGAACTACCAACGTTTTCTGAACTAGTAGTGTTAACTCGTGGAGTAGAAGCTGCAGCACACTATGAAACACCTGAGGAAGGTGATCCATCAGAGTACATAGACAAACAAATCTCAGATGGTACATTAGACCCTGCCGACAAAGACTTTGGTACTTCTCAAGGCTCTGCTTCCGCAGCAGAAAACAACGTTGCTCCTTTACCACAGAGCTGTAACATCATCAGTTCTATGGAGAAGTTTACTCCAGACCTAATACTATCTCCACACTTTAGCCTTGGCGGGTTAACAAAGGGTGGATCAAGGATGCCTGTGAACCAACAAGGATTAACTGCACAAGAGATCGTATGTAACCTTAAGGGTCTTGCTGAAAACTGCCTTGAGCCTATCATCAACTTATACCCAGGTATGGTGATAACTTCAGGATACAGGAGACCTGGTGATGTACCTAAGTCGTCTGCTACATCACAACACTATTTAGGTCAAGCAGCAGACATCATCATCCCAGGGTTTAACAGAGAAAGACACTATGAAGCTATACAAGCCATCCAAAAGATCATCCCGTATGACCAATTGATATTAGAGTATTCTGGTAAGACTACTGTATGGATCCATGTGTCGTTTAAGTATACGGCAAATAGGTTGATGGCGTTTACCATGAGGGATCATGCAAAAGTTGGTGGCACAGGACAATTTACACTCATAGCATAATGCCATTCTCACCGTCAACATCGTCATTAAATACACTAAATGAGTTTAAGAACTTAAGTCATACTATAACGTATGTGTCGAGCGGAGGAATTAGTTATCCTGTAACTATAACTGCAAGTGAAAGCAATCCAACTATAGTAATTTCTGGAAACACTATATCTGGATATTATTCAGATGTTTTTGTTGGAGAGATAGGATATAGAACAGTTGACGATCAATTTATTACTGTAGACAATTGGCAAGATGTTGAAGATGCAGTAAATGATGGTTCATTGTCAGAAATATATTACTATTATGCAGATCAAGCAATCAATTATGTTTATACATATACCGCATCTGCTAATAACGAAACTCAAATATATACTATTACAGTTACTAATGATTGGACGTATGGAAGAGATCAATTATTACGATATATTAATCCATCACAAATTTCTGGCATCATATGGATAAATAATAACGGACAGACAATTACATGGAAAAATTCTGCTGGCAACAATATTACTTGGGCTAATTAATGACTATACCAAATACACTTGCTAACTTATCAGGATCGATCCAGTTATCATTACTGGATGAAAACTTTACATATTTAGATGGTGCTGTAGCTACTGCTGTAACTGGAGCTACAGGAGTTCAAGGCGCATCTGGAGTAAATGGAGCTACTGGTATTCAAGGCCCAACAGGTGGTGCATCTGGACCTCAAGGTGCATCAGGTGCATCAGGTGCAAGCGGTGCCACAGGTGCTACCGGACCAATTGGTGCGACAGGTCTTGGTGCTACAGGTTTAACTGGTGCAACTGGAGTTGCTGGTATGCAATTTACTGTATCAGGCAGCAGTTTGTACATTACTACATAAAGCAATATATGCCTACTCAGCAAATAGATTTTAGTACAATCCAAAATATATATCTAAATGGTAATGAAATTTTTGAATTACAATTAGATAATCAAGTATTATGGAAAAAGTATCTATTTAATGGTACGACAACTTTTACCACTTCATATAATACATCAGTATCAAATACGACTAGTGCTATAACAAATTATGCTACAAATTATACAACATCAGTTACAACTTCTAATCTGACAGCTTATTCACAAACTACGTCTAATACTACATCGATCGCTACTATTGTTGGGCAGGACAAAAAACTCGGACCAATATATGCAAATACTGCTTATTTGACGTATTTTATTACTTCATACAATGAAACTACTTCATATACTACTTCATGGTCTACAAGTAACACAACTAGTAACACGACTTCATATTTGACAAATTATCTAGCTTCTACTTCTAACCCAACAAGTTTAAATTATAGTACGTATTTGATAACATATATTGGTAAAGTTTAATGGATACAATTAACAGTAGATGGGAAGATGAATCACGGATAGGTAATAATGTACCGCTTTATGATAAAGAAATCTTTTTAGAGATTGAAAAATATATTATAAAAACATGTGCTAAGTACGACTTAACCTGTAAGTATAATGTTGGCCCATTAATAGGAGGGGTTCCTCCTATCGAAGATAATACAATCATAGTTAATCCGTTAGTTAATGCTATAGCATATCATGATGTTATGGGTGGTATCCTGATAAGTACTAGAAACGCTGAACTAAACTGCAGAAATGTTGACACAATATTAGCTAATCATATGACAGATGATATATCTGAAATTGTTATTTCTAAATTAAAAGACAAGTATGTATTAAATAGTAGTGATAAACTATATGATAAAGTTGCATTTATGCCGGGATCTAACTTATTTCATACAGTTAATTGGGAAAAACTAAATGAAGCTATGATTGATAATCCATCTGCTATGATTAAACTACACCCAGTTATAACTGAAAAGTCTGCTAAGTCAATTAAGAATAAGTGGCCTGAAAGAGTTATAGATGAAAAAACTAGTGGACTACAGCTACTTAATGCTTCATCTTTAATTTGGACTTCTTATAATAGTGAATTTGGTTTAATAGCTAGTTTAAAGAAAATACCATTTTCAAATTTAAGTAAATGGAATGATGTATTTTCAATGGTATATGCACCAATATATAGAAATTTAAAATATAAAGATTTAGAGCATAATAAAGATGTAGTTTCAAAAGTAATTTCAAGTAAGAGAAGTGGATACATATTTCCTTGGCAAGATGATTGGAAACAGCGAGTTGAAATATATTTTGAATCTATACATAAGTTTAATACTGGAATGGAATATCCATATGCCGAGTAAAGTAATATCACAACAATTAAAAATATATTCTGAAAATATAGATCATCATTTAGCCATCAATAGTATACCAAATTGTGGGCTTGTTACTTTATTAGATGATGCTGATATTATCTTAGATTCAACAAATAAATTAGAATTTAAAAATATAGATATAAATGCATATTTTTCTAATAAAAGGACTAATATTAAAAGCATGCCGGCTTATGTAAAATATATTGATCAACAAAGTATGTTATATCATATTAATAATAAGCAAGTATTGTATTCAAAGATCTCCGTGGTTCCATTCCATGAATTTATTAATAATACTTCATTTAAGTATTTTGTTGATATGTATAAAGATCAAACATTTGACTTAGTTAAGCTTGATAAAGATGATGAAACTGTTTTAACAACTGATACGCTAGAAAATATATTAATCATTCATGATAATTTATTAGAAACAACATTGATAGAAGATGTAATGTTTAGTTCAAACTCAAAATATATGGTCAGAAAAATAAAAAATCCTCAAACAAAATATGTTTATGGAGCTATTTCTTTTGATGGTACATCACTCCATATTGCTACTAATGTTAGGATGCCTAATCAAATTTTATCATTGGTTAAATTATTATTTGCGGCTTGTGCCGGGTTTTTTCAAATAGAATACTTTGATAATGTTAATAAGTATGAAATTTATAGTTTTAAATTTTCAATGGATCTAGATATTTTATCAGATAATATAATTAATATACCTCAAGTGCAAAAAGCTTTTGAAGAAATTTCAAATCAATATGAATTTGGAATGGATGTATGAGTAAATTTCTATTGTCTCTTTCAGGTGGAAAAGATAGTTTAGCTGCTTATCTTAAATTAAAAGAAACTTTTGGTTCTAGTTGTATTAAAACGTTTACCATTAAATCAAACAATGATGTGGTCTGGAATACAGATCTAGATTTAATAGATGAAATGTATGAAAATAATATAATACTAGATTCTGGCGATAAAGTCTATTATGATGCATTTGGCCAAATGCTAAATGATCATGATATTAATCCTAATGAATATTATTTTTCATCAGGAGAATTAGATTCTATAAATGAAACAGTAGACTATTATCCTATAATAAGTAAGTTTGGGTTTAAAGGATTTGTTACTCCATTCTATGGTAAACCTAAACAACTTGTATTTGATATCTTGCAAAAATATAATTGCGAGTTTATTATAACTCAAGCCTTTGTAACACCTACAGCTAATATTGATGAAGTTTATTCTAATATTGGTCGTATAGTAACAGCCGAGCAGCTTAAAAACATGTATCTGGATAAGAATTTTAATTATTTTTTTGCATATCAGACTTTTGCTATTAAATGTGATTCAATAATAACATTAAGCCAAAACAAAATAACAGGTTTATATGAATCTATTAATATGTCTAAAGATAAAAATACATCAATATTTATTATGTAATTAATAAATAGTTTATCTATAAGGATATAAAATGCTTGAATATATTTTGTGCTATGCCTGGTCTTTTACTTTAGGTACCATTTTTGGCGCAGCCTTAACATGGTACCTATTTTATTTACAATCTAAAGATAGAATATAAGATATGTCAGCAGCTACTAGATTAGGAGATATTTGCACAGGACATGGATGCTTTCCTCCCAGAGTGAATGATGAAGCATCTGACAATGTATTCATCAATGGCATAGGAGCTCATAGGTTAGGAGACCATTGGGTAACCCATTGTTGTACTATTATATGTCATGATGGAGTAGCAGCAGAAGGTTCATCTACTGTCTTTATTAATGGTAAAGCTGCAGTAAGGATAGGCGACATGATCTCATGTGGGTCAGCTTCTGCAGAGGGTTCACCTAATGTGTTCTTTGGATAAAGTCATATAAATAAGACATGGCGCGAAATACCAGAACATTTTCTGATCTAGACCTTAACTTCACTAAACACCCGGTGACTAAGGATGTCGTACGTAAGTTCGACGAAGAGGCTATCAAGGCAGCTGTCAAGAACTTAGTCTTAACACAAAACTACGAGAGACCATTCCATTCAGAGATTGGGTCTCAGATACGAGGCCTGCTGTTTGAGCCAGCGACGCCTATGTTAAACATAATGCTCAAGAGAGCTATCGCTGATACCATCATTAACTTTGAACCAAGGGTTAAGCTTGATGAAGTATTGGTGACTTTCTCACCAGACAATAATGAAGTCTATGTATCGATATACTTCACCATAGTCAACACAGTTCGACCATTACAGGTTGATCTTATTTTAACGAGAACAAGATAATATGGAAAATAAAAACATAACCACTGCTGAGTTAGACTTTGATGCGATTAAATCCAACTTAAAAACATTCTTACAAGGCCAAGCAGCTTTTGCTGACTATGACTTTGAGGGTGCCGGCCTTTCCGTACTGATGGATATACTCGCATACAATACCCATTACAACGCTCTATATACAAACTTAGCTGTCAATGAATCTTTCTTGGATTCTGCTAGCAAACGATCAAGCGTCGTTTCAAGAGCTAAAGAAATTGGGTACGTGCCTCATTCAGCCACTGGTGCTGTAGCTACGGTCAACATAACTGTCACAGGGACGACTTCATCACCTGCTACCTTGACACTACCAGCATACAGCTCGTTCTCTACCACCGTGGATGGAGTCCAATATACATTTTATAACACCGAAGCCGTATCGACGAGTAAGGTAGGATCATCATACACGTTTACAGGTATTAACATCAAAGAAGGTACACCATTAACGTTCAAGTATACGGTGGCTTCTGGAACTAGGTACATACTACCAAACGCTGAAGTAGACTTATCTACCTTAAGCGTACGTGTCCAAGATAACTCAACGTCGTCAGTTTTCAACTCGTTCGTCAACCAAGAGCTGATCTTAAACCTAGACGAAGAGTCAAAGGTATTCTTTATAAAAGAGATCGAAGGTGAACTCTACGAGCTAGAGTTTGGTAATGACACCATAGGTAAAGCTTTGGTGACAGGTAACGTGGTCAACATATCATACATGGTCACAAACACGATCGAAGCCAACGGAGCTAGACTATTTAACTATACAGGATCAAGCTTATTAGGAGGCACAGTAGCAGTGACTACCACGACTCCTGCGGTAGGTGGTGCTGACATCGAGTCCATAGAGTCTATCAGGTACAACGCTCCTCGTTCATACTCATCACAAAACCGTGCAGTCACAGTAGAAGACTATAAGGCATTGATATTTAGGTTATACCCAGAAGCAGAGACAGTCAATGCATGGGGCGGAGAAGACAACGTGCCACCAGTCTATGGTAAAGTATTCTTGTCTATCAAGCCTACTAACACGACTGTACTGACTGCGGCTCAAAAGAACTTCATCATCAACGAGATCTTAAAACAAAAGAACGTTGTATCGATCACACCTGAGATTGTTGACCCAGAATACATCCAGCTAGATATCAACACCACCGTATACTATAACCCTAGGTTAACATCTAAGTCTGAGAGCGAGATAAAGACTTTGGTCGTTGATACTATCAAAGCTTACAACACAGAAAACCTTGAGTCCTTCACAGGCATCTTTAGGTTCTCTAACATAACAGCTGACATAGACAACACTGAAGACTCGATCATAAGTAACATCACGACCATAAAACTACACCGAGAAGTCGAGATCCAGTATAATACCAACGCAAACTATAGCATATATCTAGGCAACCCGATATACAACTCAACTGTACCAGAACAATCATTGACATCTACAGGCTTCTATATCGCAGGTAACGAGAACCTCATGTACCTTGAAGACTTACCATCAAATTCTAGGTACGGTGTGTTGAAGATGTACTACTTCAACGTAGACGTCAAGACATACTTCAGGACGTTTGGTACGATAGATTACCAAACAGGTACTGTCAACATGCCAGAGCTAGAGATCACAGGCATCGACCAAGCTACAGGCACCCTCGAGTTGATCGTTAAACCCCAATCAAACGACGTAGTATCTATTCGTAACCAACTGGTCACCATACCTGACGAGCAGATCAACGTCGAAGTCATACTAGATAAGGTAGCAGTGGGTGACCCTGCTGGTGGATCTAATTACCAATTCACGTCAAGTCGTAACTAATGAGCATTGATCTAAAGACGGTAGTCTCGAAACAAATCCCAGAGTTTATACGGGAAGACAACCCAACGTTCGTAGCTTTCGTTGAAGCATACTATCAGTACTTAGATCAGTATGAGAAGCGAGACTTATACGAGATCAGGGATATCGACCAGACGGTAAACTCATACATCCAGTTTTTTAAGAACGAACTAGATATATTTGGTGAGAAGTATGACTACATAGACCAAAGGTTGTTTTTAAGGAAAGTTAAAGAGCTATTCGTAGCAAAAGGCGTTGAGGCTTCCTATAAGTTCTTACTCAAGCTACTGTTTAATAAGACTGCCGAGATATCGTATCCATGGGACTCAGTATTAAAGGCTTCTGACGGTAAATGGCAACAAGAGATGTCAGTCTTTGTTGAGTTTACTTCTGGAGATGCTAACTTGCTACCAGGAAATAGGATCAACATAACAGCCACGAACATCATCATCAAGGTATTCGTAGATCGAGTCAAACATATAAGAGGTAACATCTATGAAGTATTCATAGATAAAAACTATTATGGTGACATACAAGTAGATTACACACTATCATACGATGGTATAGTCGGGACTATCATCCCTACAACAGTGTCATACAGCGTCACCCAGCCAGGATCAGGATACAAGATCGGAGACCTAATCACTGGTACGACTATATCTGGTGGAGAGACTATCACCCAGCTTTTAAAGGTCACAAAGGTGGATTCTAACGGCGGGGTAGTTAACATAACCACCCTTAGGTTTGGTGCTGGTTATACTGCTGGATTTTACTTATTAAAGTCAAACGAAGCCATCACTACGTCTTCTACGATATCTATTGAAAAAGAATCAACGCCACAATATACTATACCGACAGAATCTACAGTAGATCAATATGAGGACTATGGATATGTAGTAAACCCAAACTACTGCGATGTGACCTACGATGACCCATCGTACAAGGGTACACTACTACAACAGTTCTATGATGAGTCTTTATCAGGTCAAGGTACAAACCCTGACTACCTATTGATTAGATTTGATATAGGAGCTGTAGCAAAGTATCAAGGCCATTGGACATCAAACGACGGGTTCTTAGATGACATCATCTATATACAAGACAGTTACAGATGGCAAAAGTATTCTTACTTGATCACGATCGACGAGAACCTTGAAAATTACAAGTCATTGATCAAGTCATACTTACACCCTGCAGGCACAGCATTGTTTGGCGAGTACAGGATACAAAACATATTTAACGTTGATGCCACCGCTGTACAAGAATTAACACAATGGAGATCTAAAGCTACATTCCTCACTATAAATAAAGACATGGGTACTGAATACGTGTATCCTTCAGATCAAGGTGGACACATCTCTATCGAACCATATAGCTCTGAAGATTACTTTGTACCAGAAGAATTTTATAATCCACCAGTAGTTATCCCATTCTTCGGTGATGGTAGAAACAACTTGCAATCTAGTATAACAATAACAGATGCTTCACCCAGCATCGTAGAATCTTAATAGGAGTAAACATGTTTAAAGACGGCATTAAATTAACAGGACGTTTGTTAATACAAAAATTTAACGTCAATAAGGAGCTGGTGTATTCTACAGAAGTACCTAACTTGATAGTTACTGCTGGAAAAGAATTCGTTGCTTCTAGGATAGTTGGATCAACATTAGATGTTATGGGTTACATGGCTATCGGTGACGACGCATCGACTAGTGCTTTAGCACAAACAACATTGGTCAACGAGTTAGCTAGAGTTGCTATTACTTCCGCGACAGCTTCAGGTGTAAACGCGACGTTCACTGGTACTTTTGGTGCTGGCGTTGGTACAGGTTCTATAGTAGAAGCTGGTATATTCAATGCTGACGACTCTTCAGTGCTCGTGTTTGACGGCGATAACGACGTAGATGATGCATCAGACGAGATCACCTACAACTCTCATGGTCTAGTGACAGGGGACAAAGTAACTTATACAGATGGCGGCGGTACAGCTATCACAGGTTTAACAGATGGTGGTACTTATTACATCATCCGTGTAGACGCAAATACAGTGCAGTTGGCGTCCTCATATGCAAATGCTGTAGCTGGTACAGAACTAGGTTTAACATCAGGTTCAGGTCTTAATCATAAGTTGACTTATGGTACTATGCTTTGCAGGACAACATTCCCAGTCATTACTAAATCAAGTTCAGAAACTATTGCTATATCTTGGGTTGTTTCTGTAGGATAATAAAATGACATCATCATATTCAATATTTAAACAGAAGTTCAAGAAGACGATAGCTGATGCTATCTATCAAGAAGTTACTTCTAATACTGCGACTTACTATCATTGGTTTGGTAAAGAAAATAGTTGGACAGACTTCTTAAGCCCGTTCATACCATCTTCAACCACTGATATACCAGGAGCACCTTCAGAAAACTTCAGGTATGAACTTCATGTTCGTCGAGACCTACTAACCGCAAAGAAGATTAAACCTTCAGACGTATCTTATGTGGTCAGACGTATCGACTGGACATCAAATACTGTTTATGATATATACGATGACGCCATCGAGACTACTACAGGATACGGATACGGCCCAGCATATTCTGGAGCTACACGTTTAGAAGATGCAGACTTTTATGTATTGACTACAGACTATAACGTCTATAAGTGCATAGATAACAACGAAGATTCACCTTCACTATACATGCCTACTGGTACGACGACAGACGTGTTCTCTACATCTGACGGTTACAGATGGAAGTTTATGTACTCTATCCCGGTATCATTAAGAAATAGGTTCTTGTCTTCTGAACATATGCCAGTCTCTACAGCTTTAAAAGCACAGTTCTATTCGAGCGGTACTATTAACTTTATAGCTATAGAAAATGGTGGTGGAGGATATAATCCTGCCACGACCACTGCAGTCATCACCGGTGACGGGTACAAAGAATCAAACCCATACTTAATTAGTTCTTTAACATTAGAAGAAGCTGGAGATGGTTACTCTACTGTTAGTGCTAGCATATCATCACCGTTCTCTTCATTTCTTGTATGGTCTTCAGAGCTTAACGTATCTGTTGGCACTTATATTAAGCACACAAATCCTGCAACTTTAGATGATAACTTTTACTACGTAGTCACTGGCACTAAGTTAGGCACTAGTGGACCAATCCATACTTCAGGAACAATCAATAATGGGTCAGCACAGTTAAAATATGTAGGTACTACAGCAACGATATCTGTTACATTATCAGGATCTGAAGTTGACTCAGTGACTTTAGTTGATGGCGGCTTTGGTTATCAAGATACTCCTACTATCACTGTTTCAGAACCGGTCACAAAAGATGATAATTGGGAACCATTAGTCACAGCTACACTTGGAGATATACTCTATCATTCAGGTAGATACTACGAGGTCACTACTGGTGGTAGCACAGGAACAACTGGTCCGACACATACTTCGGGTGCTGTAGCAAACGGCGCTGCAGTATTAACATACGTAGCTACACTAGCAGAGATCACTGCTGTCATCGTGAAGACAGAAGCTGAGATAGACCTCACCATATCTCCTGGGATTGATAGTGTGTATACTCTATTACTAGGTTCACAAGGCACAAAATACGTAGAGGTGCCTAACGTCACGATAGCAGCTCCAGGAACTGGCACTACAGCGACGGCGACAGCAGCCATAGATGCAGGTAAAGTAATAACACTGTCAGTGTCAGATGCAGGAAACGGATACACATCAGCTCCTGCAGTTACTATATCTTATCCAAAATTGACATTTAATGGTGCTACTGCTGTAAACGATGTGGCCGAGACGATCACATATACTGGACATAGACTAGTCACAGGAGATGCTGTTGTATACAATAACGGTGGAGGTACATCTATTGGTGGACTAACATCAACTAATACCTACTATGTTATCAAAGTAAATGATAACATTATTCAACTTGCAGGTTCATCTGGCGACGCATCGTCTGGTACATACATAAACTTAACAGACGGAGTCGGATCAGCTCATACATTGACATTGACTACAGGTCAAGCTACAGCTACTGCAGTATTAGGTACTGGTGGTGAGATAGTTGGGTATACGATCGTGGACGGAGGAGTTGGTTATACTAATGCTAACATCGAGGTAGTTGACTCATCATCTTCCGGAAGTGGTGCAGTATTGGCAGCAGACTTTTCTATAGGAGCGATCGATACGCTTCAAGCAAACGTTGAGTTGCTAGCTGTACCAGGTTCAGTAGAAACCATAAAGATGGTAGAAAATGGTACAGGTTATGGTGCTGCGACCGTCAACATCCTTGGTGATGGTACAGGAGCCACAGCAACAGCTACATGTTCTGGTGGTCAGGTAACTAAGATAGAAATAACTAATGCTGGTTCTGGATATACATGGACTGAGATCGAGATCACTGGTAATTCTGGATCATCTGGTGCTGTAGCAAGAGCTATCATGTCACCATTAGGTGGTCATGGATCAAACGCTATCGACGAGTTAAACGCTAACTCTATAATCTTCTATACATCTATCTCAAGAGATAAGAACCAAGGTATTGAGATCAACAACGACTATCGTAAGGTTGGTCTTGTACGTAACTTAAAACAGTTTGGTTCTAACAGAAGGTTTACAGAAGACATTGGTTCTGGATGTGTGCTGGTTACTGGCATTTTTAACCCTACACAACTACAGTATGATATGTTACTATTAAAAGATGGGTATAAAAAGTATCGTATAGTAGACTTTAATGATACACAGATCCTAGTATCAGTGTTTAATAACTTTACTATCGGTATAGGAGATGTTTTGGTCACAGACCCTACAAATGAAGGAGCTGTATCTGCACCTACGGTAGTAGCACAAAACATCATAGCAACAGCGGTTTCTGAAAGGACTATAGATCAGTTCTCTGGAGACTTCTTGATGTTCTCTGTGAGAGAAGCTTACGCACCGACGTCTGAGCAAATTATCACGGTAAGAACCACATTAACCATATAAATATATAAAACTATTGGAAGAGTAAAACATGGCAATTAATTTTAATATAGAACCGTACTATGACGACTTTGATGATACCAAAAATTATCATAGGATCTTATTCCGTCCAGGCTATGCAGTTCAAGCTAGAGAGTTAACTCAGCTTCAGACTCAACTACAAGACCAAATCAAGAAGTTTGGTAACCATATCTTTATAAATGGTGCTGTAGTTATAGGTGGTGGTAGATCTTTTGAGAATGACTTGCTATCAATCAAGTTAAACTCTTCATTCTCTGGTGCTACTGTAAACATCAATAACTTTGATGGTAAGATCATTACAGGATCTACTTCTGGCACAAAAGCTGTAGTTAAGTCTATCGCAGACATCACTACTACAGACCCTAAAACATTACTAGTCAAGATAATTTCAGGATCTGCATTCACTGCAGGTGAAAACATCGTGACTTCTCCAGGCACTGCATATACTGCTACCATACAATCAACTAGCCCGTTCAATACAGGCATGAGCTTTGCGATAGATTCTGGAGTGTACTACATTGATGGTAAGTTCATATTCGTAGAAGCGCAAAGCCTGCCTGTTTCAAAGTACTCAAACACATCTTCGCATAACATTGGGTTTGTGGTAGAAGAAGAGACCATCACGACAGATGAAGATTCATCTATCTTAGATCGTGCACAGGGTACACCAAACTTTGCAGCTCCTGGTGCAGATCGTTATAAAGCATCGTTGACGTTAACAGTTAAATCTTTAGGTTCAGCTCTAGATGACTTCGTTGAGATAGCTCGAGTAGTAGATGGTGAACTAGTAGTTAATCAATACAAGACAATTTATTCTGAGATAGGTAAAGAGCTAGCACGTCGTACGTTTGACGAGTCTGGTGATTACACTGTTAAGAAATGGCCTATACAGATATTAGATCATCAAGCCACGACTCCAGACGCTACTAAGTTTACGGTAGCTCTAGATCCAGGTAAAGCATATGTCAAAGGCTTTGAGTTTGAAACCATTAACCAAGAGTTCCTGACTTTAGACAGAGCTAGAGACACAGAACAAGCAGATAACTTAGATGTCAACATCACATACGGTAACTATGTCATAGTGACAAGCTTATATGGTCAGTTCACTACTAACGCTGCATCAAGTCCATATTCATCAGTTGAGATCCATGATGTCGTAAGAGCTTCAGTATCTGGAGCTACATCAAAGATCGGTTCAGCAAAAGTACGATTCTTAACAATAAACTCAGGAACACCAGGAACATCTGCGACTTATAAGATGTACTTGTTTGACATCGTCATAGATTCGGGTAAGTTCTTTAAGAACGCAGAGTCTATCGTCATTCGATCAGGAGCATCAGTATTATCTGGGGCTGACGTAGACTTATTATCTAAAGATGGTGGTTCATCTGGCGGAGACGCTTTCTTATCAGGACAAGACTCACCAGGACTTGTGTTCCCGTTATTAAACCAATATGTCAAGACAGTAAGAGATTCATCAAACGCTACACAGTCTGACTACACTATACAAAGGACTTTCTCAGGAGTTTCATTCTCGGCAGGTACTGCTTCCATCTCTACTGCAAACGGGTTAGAAAGGTTTGTTGGTACATCTGGAGCTTTATCAGACACTGTTAAAGATGCTAGCTATCATGCTGTGATCACTGCAATCACGAACGCTGGTTCTACAGGTTTGAGCGTAGGTAGTATCATTAGATTTAATACAGCAGCATCTAGATCAATTACACTTTCAACTCCATCTGTAGGTGTTGCACATCAAGCAACGTTTAACATCAACGATGGGTCGTTCGCTGCTACGGTAACAATCATAGCTGGGATAAATGCTAATACACAAACAGAAAGACTTAAAACTCTATCTAATTATACGATCAAGATCTTAGGTACCGGTTCTGGTGGTGGATTAAACACTACTTTAGGTGGTAAAGACTCATTAAGTCTTTCAGACATCTATGAAGTTGAAGGTGTCTATAACACAGGCGCTACAAACCCAACGACAGTAACTGTTAACGGCACTACAGGTGCATTAACATGGGGTGCTGTATCATATACAGATGTGACTGATGACTACATAGTCGATGATGGTCAACGTGCAGAATACTATGATCATGGCAACTTAGTGTTATCTGGTACTGCTCCAACATCATCACACTACTTACTAGTCGTGTATAGAAACTTCTCACATTCAGGTAACGGCTTCTTATCAGTCGACTCATATGGTATCGACTACACAGATATCCCACAATTTACTGATCCAGCTTCTGGTACAGTATACGAACTAAGGGACTGTATCGATTTTAGACCAAGACGTACTGACGGAGCTTCAACACTATCAGGCGGACAAGTTCCTGATCCAGACGGTACATTTAACTGTGACTATCAATACTACCTTGGTAGGTTCGATAAGATCATTGCAACATCTGATAAACAGTTTGTTGTTAAACAAGGTGTCCCAGCTGTATATCCAGTTGTGCCTGTAGACGAATCGAATGGCATGACGATCTACATCGTTGCTATACCTCCATATACATCATATGTGTCTGACGTACAGATCAAGTATATCGATAACAAACGTTATACAATGAGAGATATTGGCCGTCTAGAAAAACGTATATCAAACCTAGAATACTATACACAGCTTTCTCTATTAGAAAAACAAGCTAAGGATACATCTATCCCTGACTCTTCTAACTTTGAGAAGTTTAAGAACGGGTTTGCTGTAGACCCATTCACATCACAAGACATATTCTATAGCTCTGCTGCAGCATGGTCAGAGAGACGTTGGGGTTGGTGGAATGCATGGTTCAACGGATCAAATACCTGGAGTCAAGCAGCAACTAACTATAATGAAAATTCAATAGCAAACCCAGCTGATCCTGGTTTTAATGCTGCTATCGATCCATTAAACCAAGAACTTAGAGCTCCGTTTACAGTACAGTTTCATCAGTTCAACGTTAGTACATTAACAGATACAGAAAGAAACGGTGATCTTGTAACACTATCTTACACAGAAGAAGACGCTATAACACAAAACGTAGCTACTACATTTGTTAACGTTAACCCATTTAACGTTGTTCGATTCTTAGGTTCTATAGTCTTAGAGCCATCATTCGATCAATGGGTAGACACAGAGTTCTTACCTGCGGTAAACAGAGTCGTTGATGTACAAGTACCTGATGCTGCAGACTTGGTCATTCAAAACTTTAGCGGTGGTGGTAATCGTGTCAACATCACAAGTAGAACTACATCAGTAGTATCTAACGTCATAGGGTCTACAACGTCATCATTGGGCACAAGTGTGGTCGATGTTCAATACATCCCGTTCATCAGAGCTAATACTATACTTGGTGTAGGTAAAACATTTAAACCTAATGCTGAACTATATCCATTCATTGAAAACACCGACATCAGTTCATATGTTAGACCACTCACATTAGTTGAAGTTCAAAACTTTACTGGTACTTTATTGAACACCAACCAAGGAGCTTATGAATCATTATCATTTAGGACTGGTTCTGCAAGTGGTGTAGAGACTGGTACAGCTAAAGCAGCTATCTTTACACAAGCGACAACTGCTGATGCTACAAAACGACTATTAACGATCTACGATAATGCTGGCACCATAGCAGTAGGTAAGTATGTAGTTGGATTAGACGGCGGTGGTTCTGGCTTAGTCACAGATGTTACTACTTACAGCTTAGGTGACTCATTAGTCCCTGATGAATATGGTCATATTGGCTTTGAGTTCCAGATCCCAGCTAATACGTTTAAGACTGGCGAGAGGACTATTCGTCTAATCGATAATACATTAAACGATACAGAAGCTCAAGAGTCTATCGGCGAAGCTAAGTATACAGCTATCGGCACATTACAAACTAAACAAGAAACACTATTAACTACAAGAGCTATCCAAAATCAAAGAGTTACTGTAGAGACTGGAAATAGATTCTGGGTTGACCCGACAGCTCAAACATTCCTTGTTGATCCAAATGCATACCCACAAGGGTTCTACTTATCATCTGTGGACGTATTCTTTAGGACTAAATCATCTACTATCCCAGTAACGATGGAGATAAGAAGGACCGCTAACGGTTATCCTGAAGCTAACAGGACAATCCCATTTGCCGAAGTCATACTAGAGCCTGAAAAAGTTAATACATCTACGACAAGTAATACTGCAACGACGTTTAACTTTGCAAACCCAATACACCTATCTCCTGGCGAGTACGCTATCGTGTTACTAACTAATTCAGATGATTATCAAGTATATGTCTCTGAGATTGGTCAAACAGTCATAGGTGGTACTGCTAAGGTAAATAAACAACCATACTTAGGTTCATTGTTTAAATCACAAAACTCTACTACATGGGAAGCAGATCAAAACAAAGACCTTAAGTTTACTATCCGTAGAGCAGAGTTTGCTGCATCAGGTACTGCTGAGTTTGATATCATCGACCCTACGTCGACTAAAGACTATCAAACATTGTTTACTAACTCTTCAACGATCTTACCTACTGGCACAACGATCGTATGGGAAGCAAAAGCATACAATGCAGACACTACGTTTGATGCTGATTGGACACCTATCAACATCAATCAAGACATCAACTACTCGTTCTTACGTAGGTTAGCACAAGAGTCTATCGCTGGTGATGTTAGCTTGAAACTAAGAGCATCATTAGCAACTACAAACACTGCTGTATCTCCAGCGGTAGACGCTTCAGCATTGTCTGTAGTTACAGCGTTGAATACTATCAACAATGATTCTACTGATGAGTCTGGATTAAACGTTAATGGTAATGCGTTAGCAAGATACATCACTAACCCAATCAACTTAGCTGACGGCTTTGATGCATCTAACTTATGTGTTACTGTAGACATCAACAGACCAGCTGGTACAGACGTTAAAGTTTACTACAAGACTCTACCGACTGAGAAGACAACACCTATATCTGATGAGTTATGGTACGAGATGACACTAGAGTCTGCTGTTGCATCTTCAATCAATAACTTTGACTTTAGAGAACATAGGTTCTTCCCGTCTGATGCATTTGATTCTTATGGTGTACCACAAGACTCTCCGATCACGACAAGGTTCAATACGTTCCAGATCAAGATAGTGTTGTTGTCTTCATCAGAAGCAAGCACTCCTAGATTAAGAGACTTAAGAATCATTGCGTTGGATAGCTAATGAAGATCAAAGTAGAAAATGAAAGTTTAGTCAGAGACACGAACTCTAACGCTATATTAGAGACTGATACAAGAAAGCTCCATAAACACAGAGCGATCAAGCAAGCTCTTAAAGATAAAGAAGATAAACTTGATTCATTAATGGAAAAAATAAATAAGTTAGAAACAATTATCGACAGGATGACACATGGCAACATTAACACTTAGATCAGTTAAGGGTGCACCCCTTACTAACAATGAGATAGATACCAATTTTAGTAATCTTAATACCGATATAGGTACTAGATTACTTTCATCTGACTATACGGCTTCTGACGTCTTAACAAAGATCAAGACTGTTGATGGAACAGGTTCTGGGCTCGATGCAGATACACTTGATGGTCTAAACACATCAAGCTCAGATACATCAGGTAATAGTGTTGTGACTCGTTCATCTGGTAACTTTTCAGCTGGCACCATCACAGCTACACAGTTAAACGGTCCATTATACTTAAACACTTCACAAACCATAGTGTTTGAGGGTACAGATGACACGAATGAAACTACTCTGACAGTAGCTGACCCTACATCTGATAGGACCATCACGCTACCTAACGTGACAGGTACTGTAGTGACTACAGGTGACACAGGCTCTGTGACTAACACCATGCTTGCAGGATCTATAGCTAATGCTAAGTTAGCTAATGACTCAATCACAGTTGATGGTACTACCATAGCTTTAGGAGCTTCTGGTTCTATTACAGGTGCAGATCTAACATGGTCAGGTACACAAACATTCGTTGATAATAAACTATTGGTCGTAGATAATGTAGATACTTCTAAGAAGCTTGCATTACAGATATCAAACATCTCACCATCAACAACAAGAACTCTAACTGCACCAGATGCAGATGGTACAATTGCAACTAGAGAATACGTAGCTGGTGGAGCAGGAGCCGGATCATTCACCACTTTATCTGCTAGCTCAACCACATCATTGACTGGTGATTTATCCATCAGTAACTTAATAACTGCTGGTGAAAAGACTACCGTATCAAATACTGCTGCTGCAAGTACAATACAATATGATATGTTAACTCAAAGTATCTTGTATTATACTGCTAACGCTACAGGTAATTGGACATTAAACCTAAGAGGTAATAGTTCAACTACATTAAATAGTGTGATGGCGATAGGTGAGACTAGGACTATCACGTTCTTAGTTACTCAAGGTGGAACAGCTTATTATCAATCAGGTTTAACTGTAGATGGTACTTCTGTTACTCCTAAATGGCAAAATGGTGTAACTCTGACTTCTGGTAATACTAATGGTATAGACGTATATGTCTTAGCTATAGTCAAGACTGCTAACGCTACGTTCACTGTCTTAGAGTCAACTACCAAGTTTGCTTAAGGGTTAAGATGCCATTAATAAACACAGGCTCATTATCTGCTAGAGCATTTGGGTTTGCTGGTAGAGGTATAGTAACATTAACTACCGGTTCAGTACAAGAGATATTTGCTACAAGCTTGGGTAGTAGGTCTGCAACCATAACATTAGCAGACGGCAATATAGTGACTGGATCTTATATCCATTCAAATAGTAATCAAGGCCTTCGTTACAGGTCAATAACGGCTGATAATTCTACTTTAGTATATGGATCACAACAAATATTCTCAAGAGGTACTTGCGGTGGAGAAACCATAGCAATAAGCTTAGCAGCAGGTAACGTCGTGAATGGTAGACAGATGGCACATGCCGAAGATAATACCAACACCTACACCGGTAGCATAAACTTATACTATAAGACTCTTACGTTATCGTACTCTAATACTTTAGTATGGGGTAATGCTACACAATCAACAACAGTTCAATCTGGTTCTTGGGTAGATGTGCCTGGTACATTAGCAACAAAAGGATCTACTGTGAACATGATGACTGGACAAAGCTATTTTGTTGGTGGCGGCCGCTGCGGACGCTTGTGGAATCCTTTTAACCATTTTGTATGGTATAGGTCATTAACGGTATCGTAATATGTTTGCATTATATGATAAGAATACAGGATTTGTAAGGGTTACATGCACTGAAAACCCAGTAATGAGCTGTAAGTTTGTTCCAGATTGGCATGACAACTATGTTTTAGAAGAGTTTCCATATACTGATATTATAAATTTACAAGAATATTTTGCTAAAGTTGAAAATAATAAACTAAAGGTCATAGGAAAAATAGATGATCTGCGAATTAGAGGGTTACAACATCGTTATGATGGTTTTAGCCCATTGTTTGAAGGAGAATAAATATGTTTGTCATAGCGTGTAGAGAGACTGGATGTGTAAAGCTAACTTGTACTGAAGATCCAAGAAATGTCATGGCTCTAAGTCCAAACTTAGACGAACACTTTGATGTGTTAGAGTTTGATGATAACAATGATTATACAGATAAGCACTTAAAGGTAATAGACGGGTCTCTAGTAGACTTAGGGTATATAAGAGATATGGAAAGCACAGTAGCAGAAGACTGCAATAACTGTCCACCATTAACAGAATAAACTAGGATTAAAAATGGCAACGTTAACACTCAGAAGCATTAAAGGAACACCATTAACCATCGCAGAGATGGATGATAACTTTTCTAACTTAAACACAGATGTCGGGACTAGATTACTATCATCAAACTATACAGCGGCTGACGTATTAACAAAGGTTAAGACTGTCGACGGTTCTGGATCTGGTTTAGATGCTGACTTACTAGACGGATTAAACTCTTCTACATCAAACACCATATCAACCATAGTCGCTCGTGATAGTTCTGGTAACTTTGCAGCAGGACAAATCACGGCTACTACTTTCGTAGGCTCTGTGTCAGTTCCAGTAAGTGGCACCATAACATTAACTGGATCAACATCAGGTAATCTTACATTACAAGCTCCAGCTGCAGCAGGTACAAATACCATTACTTTCCCAGCTTCTACAGGTAACGTGGTCACTACAGGTGATACAGGTACAGTCACAAACGCTATGCTTGCTGGTTCAATAGCAAACTCTAAGTTAGTTAATAGTTCTATCACGATCGACGGAGCTTCAGTGTCTCTTGGAGGTTCTGTAAACATCTCGACAGGTGACATCACATGGACAGGCGCACAAACATTTAGAGATAATAAGTTCACGATGACTGATAATTCTGATACTACAAAAGCATTTACATTTGAAGCATCAGGTATCACTGCTGGTGCGACAAGGACTTTCACGATGCCTGACGTTAGTGGTACAATGGCTCTTCAAAGCTACGTGACTTCATACGTACAAACAGTAGGTCAAAACTCTCAAGGAACAAAGACAGTTTCAACAGCTAGCCCAACTGGTGGTAGCGACGGAGATATCTGGTACAAATACATATAACCTCGTGAGTGTTAATATGCTTGTTATATCCCCAAGTGAGATCAAAGTTAAACATAATGGTGTAGTGTATGACCTGATAGGCACGCCTTCTCTAGAGTTTAGTTTCGTTTACTTGTACTATGAACCTGAATCTAATAATCTAAAGAAAGTAATCCCGCTAGTAGACCAGTTAATATATCAAGACTTAATTCGCAGTGAAGTCTTATTGATCCAAGAGTTCTTATCAAAGTTAGACGACGAAGAATACCTAGAAGCTTTTTTAAAGCAATATCGTAAAGTACACGATGTGTTTAAACACGAAGAGCTAAAGCTTGT